CGCGGCTCGGTACCGCAGAACCTCATCCGCGCTTTTCCCGAACAATTGAATTTGCTCGCGCAGGTTGCCGACAAAATTATCGCGAACGCTTTGCACCTGCGCCACTTCGCGCAGCGCGGCAGCCTGGACGCGGGCCGCCTCAGCCGCCGCCACCTGCGATGCGGCCGTTGCATCCAGCGCGGCCTTCGCGCGCGCCTGCGCCGCCTCCGTCTCGCGCAGCTGCGCGATGAGAGGTGCAAGCTTCATCACGTCCGCACCACGGCTGCGCGCCAACTCCTCAAAATACTCGGCGCCCGACTTCTTCCCGGAAATCAGCGCAGCCGTGGCGCGCTCGACGGCACCGGCGATATTGCGGGTCGCGGCATCGACGCGCTTCGCGGCGGCGTCGGCACCAGTGCCCACGCGCCCCATGTTTTCAGTGCCCCGACCACCGAGGTTGTCCAGATTCCGCCCTGTCCGCCCAATCGCGCTATCGATTCGGTTCATCCCCGCCTCGGCTGCGGACGAATTTACGCCCACCTCGATAGTTGCGCTGCCAATTGTTTCGGACATAAGGAACCCAATAAAAATGCCACCTCGTGGGTGGCGGGATTTCAGCGGACTGTTCGTGATTCCGCTATTTTTCGTGCATACAGGCCAGTGCTGCGGCTTCCATCACCTGCAAATCGGCTTCGAGCTGGTCGTACTGCTCGGGCGACAAATTCATGCGCTCCATCTTCTTGTACATGACGCCGTAATCGAGTCCAGTCGCGCCCCCCATAGCCATCCGCCACTGCGTGCCCAAAAACTTGAACAGCTCAAAGGCGGGCAGGTTTTCTGGCCAGATATCGACCGGATCCGCCGCCACGTCTTCGGGCGTCATGCCAAACGCTGCCAGTTCTTGTTCGTCTGGCGGGCGCTCGTACATCCGCGTGGCGACGGCAGTTAGTTTTTTGCGCGCACGCCTTGCAGCTCGCTGATGTAGACCTGCGTGATGCCCATCGACGAACCAGGATAGTTCTGCGTCAACTTCTCCAAGGATTCAGCGTTGAAGGGGTCGTCGAGTTCCCAACCGGAGGCCATTTCCTCGATCAAAACGACGTCGGTCTTGCCCTTCATTTCGTCGACGAATTCTTTCAATTCATCTTTGTTACGATATTTAAAGGTGAATTCGACATCAACCGCCTTGCCGCCTGGGATGGCAATATTTACCGGAGCTTTGAAAGTAGGGTTGACAGTCAGGTTGAATTTTGGCTTTGCCATTTTGTGCCTTCAATAGGAATAAAAAGACCCGACAAGGTGCGACCAAGTGGGCGTAAAAAAACCCGCCGGGAGGCGGGCCAGGAGAAACCTGTGGTGCTGCTGCGATCAGGCTGAGTAGCGGACCGGCGGCGCGCGCAGGCTGAAGGTAGCCGTCACGGCCATGACTTCGTTTTTGGTCAGCGTCGGCGTTTCGTTGAGCGAAACGTAGGCGTTGTAGATGATCTCAGAGCCGGTCGGCAGCGTGCAGATCAGCGCGCGGATCGCGCGTGCATCGGCCGCTGCCTTGACTGCCTTGTAGCCCGGCAGCGTCGGATCGTCCGCGAGGGACAGCGCGATCGACTGCGCGCTGGCCTGAGTCGGCAACTGGAAGCTGTCGGTCTCTTCCAGCAGGCTGACTTCGGCGAAGGCCATTTCGCCGCCGGAACTGGTGCTGGACAGCACCTGCGTCACCTGCTCGAGCGAGTCGATCTTGCGCACGGTGATGCGTGCGCGGCCCGCCGGGAAATTTTTCAGGTCCGTGGTGTCAGTACCTTCCAGCTCGAAGGTGCCGGTCTCGGCCGCAGCGACGCGGAAAACGCGGTTGCTCAGCTTGCCCCAGCCAGAGGTGACCTCGACGTAGTCGCCATCTTCGAGGTCGTGGAGCGCCGCGGACAGCACAGCCGGCGCAGCGTTGGTCGCAGCAGTGACGTTGATCACGGCACCGTATGCGACTGCGAGCGCCAGTTTGGCGCCGTTGGGGAGGGAGACTGCCATGGTAATTCCTTTCCGGTCGCTCTGGACCGATGTTGTAAGCCCCGTGCGGGCGTAAAAAAAGCCAGCGGTTTAGGCTGGCCAGGTATTCGGGTTGTGTCTCTAAATCAGTACCAGACCGAGAAGGCCTGTCGTGCTCCGCGTAGCTTGGTGTCCTCTTCGTAGATCGACACCCGGGCACCAAGTACTTTAACCTGCAAGATCGCAGCCAGCCGAAGGGCATCCTCCGCCTGCTCGCTCAATTCGGACGCCGCGAGCCGTGTATCGGCCCATGCATTGACCTGGATACGAGCATTACGCTTTCCGGGAACCCCGCCTTCCAAATAATTCAACGCATCCCCGCCAGTCTGCTGATAAGTGAGGTATGGCCGCAGGGTGCCTTCCGGAGCTACGTCCGGATAAACCCGGTCGCCCACCAAGGGCGCCAGGACGGATTTAATTTGCACATCAACGTTCATGACCTTCCTTTAATTTGCGCCAGCTTCGCCGCCATCCGGGCGTTGCCAGCAGTAATCGCATCATCCATCCGCGCGAGTGCTGGCTGCATGAACGGATGGGCTGGCGCGCGAGAGGTGCCGAATTCCACCATTGCACCGTGCGGCGCCTTGGTGTGGTTCCAACTGATGCGGTACAGCTTGTACGTGGGCGTCGATCGCTCAGGCGAGAACACCCGGTAGATCGATGCCTTCAACGTGCCAGGCTGGATGAGGTATCGGATGCCCGTCCTTTTCGAATTTCGGCCGTAAAAATAATGGGGTTTGGTGGATACCGGCACGTTGGAGCGAGCGTCTTCATAAATCACAAGCGCCATACTGGCGGCGCCCTCAATAGCCACCTCATCTTTGATGGTGTCGCCAAATTTCCTCACAGCCTCCCGTAGGCCGGTGAACTGGGACAGGTCGATGCTGAACCTCAATGCATGCCTCTCGAGCACATCAGTGCGAGAGTACGCCGGTCCTGCCCGAGCACCGCTTTAATGCTATAGACGTTCGTGCCGTGCAACACACGCATATTCGCCAGCACACCGGGGCGGAACCGTATGGTGATAGTGGTCAGCACTTCATTCTGAGTGGCGCCAGCGGCCACAAATTCACGTCCTGACACATCAAGCACCTCCGCACCAATAGTGCCATCAGGCGTATCAGTGACGAAGTTCGTCCATACGTCGATAGGCTGGCCAGTCTCGTCTTGGCCCGACGCCAGTACCTGCAGCGTGATTCGCTCCCAACCCAATCGAGCAGCAAGGCTCATGCGTAGGTCCTCAGGTCATCGATCAGTTGATCGAGATAGATCGACTGCACCGTGTCACGCTCCAGTCGGGTTTTCGGGTCGTACTGCTCGACTAACTTTCCAAGGATGAACACCTGAGCGCTCTCCGGCGTCTTGTCAGGCGTGCTGCCGTGGCCGCACTTCACCTCAACAAACACTGAAGGCGGAGGATCCTCCGGATCGGCGAATGTATCGACGTATGTGCCCGGCCAGCCAGCTCCGCGCGCTGGGCGCAAAATGGACCTGTACGCCTCAATCTCCAACCGATACTCATTGGCGGCCATGGTCCGCTCCTCGCCTGCGAGATCGATGTATTTTACCGAGACGATATTCATAGCAGGATGAGGCAATAGGACACTACTGGAAAATGCAGGTAGCGTCACGCGCCAAGTCTGCTCCATCAAGCATTGACCGATCTGGTGTTCAAGTGACGCAATGACGCCACGCGTCCATTCCGTGACGACATCGTCCATGTAGTCGCCGTCGATAACCATGTTTTTCTTGATAAGCGCCAGATCCACGGCCAGCACGGTGGGCGCAACAGTTCGGACCATGGTCATGGCAGCACCGCCACGCTGGCACAGCTCTCGGAATCAGTCAGGCCGGAGCAAGTTTCTACTATTAGCATTTTTTACTCAATCCAATTAGGCGGCCGTTACCGTGCCGGTCAGCATGCGCGTTCCGAGACCCGCTTCGGTGCTGGTGTAGATGGCCATGAATTTGCCGCTGGCGAACATACCGATGATGGACATATAAACCCCCTCGCCGGCGCTGAGCTGGTTGCTGGCATCAGTCCACAGCTGCTGCCAGTCGGTACCGTTGGGGCCGATCCAGATCGTCGGCGTCGCGCTGGATGCCCCCAGGCTGTTGGTGTTCGCGTCGAGGTTTGCAGACGTAAAGCATGGCTCGCCCACCTTTACTTGGGTGATGCCATTCCCGAT